TACCTGTAACGGTGAATGTTTGTTCAGCTGTTGTGTTAGCAGCTACTGAAGTTACATCTACAGTGACGTCGTAGTGACGTATGGCTCGTTCAACATCATAGTACCATCTATCATTAGGTCCTTCTGGGGGCACCCTTGGGAGTATATTATGGCTCATATCTTATAGTTCCCTACTAGATTCTTTAGCTAGCACAAACCCACCAACCATTACGGGCTTAACCGGATCGGTTATTATGATCTCAAATACCCTGTCCCTAGCCTGTCCCAGTCTTTTCCAGCGCAGTCTCTTACTATACTCTCCTATCTTACCGATAGGTTTCCAGTACTCGTTGCTCCATGTATGGCCGTAATCATCTGACCAACGTAGCATCACCTGCCCATCATTAGCCCCCCCTGTACCGTATTCAAACTCTACTTCAAACATGCTAAAGAACACGTAAGCAGAAGTATTTGAATACATATGGGAGGTGCGCCTAAGTCTTTCTATAATAACCCCGTCTTCTGTGTAGAGATCATCATCTAGTACATATACCTTACCTGTTAGATAATCTCCCATATAATGAGAACCATTAAAGAGAGTATGGGTAGCGTACCTTGATCTACCTAGTTCCCAGCTCTCCCACTCGAACCAGCTATTCTCTGTAGCATCATATACCCATGTGGCTTTAGCTGCTGGAAACGTTAGCACATACCACGTGTGGCCCTTCCATTGCATTGTAAAAGAACTTGCATCATCTATCTTAGAATACCCAGCTATAGTAGCTGTTACTGCGGGAGTTGAAATTACTTCAGGAGTAAACCCCTTAGTCTTAACAATAACCCCTTGCCCATGCTCGTTCTGAGATAACCATATAATAGATTGATCTACTCTAGAAGCAGAAGCTTTAGCAGCTATACCCCATTCACTGTACCCAGTTGTAACAGGAGTAAATGCTCCATCAGTTAAATCCCATACCTCAGTAGAAGTCTCTCCAAACATCCACACTTCTCTAGCTATCTTTTCTATAGTAATTAGCTTATCAGGATCTCTCTCAGCTGTAGCAAATGAAGTTCCTGTCCAACTAGTACCATCTCGTAGATCTGACCAGAAGAAACTACCATCTATATTTAACCCTTGCTCCTTATTAGGATCATTGACAATGAAGTAACCATCGACACTCACTACTTGATCGGCACTATCGGGGTAATCAACATCTGATATAACTGTGAGAGTACTTCCGTCCCAGATATAACCATTAACACCATCAACAACCATTAACTCATCTGAACTAGCAGCCATCCTCACACTAGTACCAGAACTATTAAGAGTCCCTTTACTGGTTGCATTACCAGATGGGTTGATCTCGTAGAAGTCTTGACCACTTACTACGTATAGTAAATCGTTAAACTCTATGGAAGCTCTTATAGGACCAGTGCCTGCTATAGCAGCTATACTACTTCCAGGAGTAGGATAAAGAGCAGCCTGATTTCTGCCACTAGGGGTGCTCTCTATATACCAATTGACAGATCGTTGGCTGTCAACATTGATAGAGTCTGTAGTATTAAAAGAACCTATGATAGGGAGTTTCATTATTAGGGTCTGGTTGGTCTATCTGTAGTATTGAGAAGTCCACGAGTAACAAGAACATCAAACAACTCCTCAACAGTCATCTGTTCAACTGGAGGATTGGCAAGTATATGAGCATCATATTCAGCAGTCCAAGTATCTTGATCTGCCTGAGAAGGGATACCACCGGGGAAACCTATAATCTCCATAACCCCGTCTATTTCTTTACATCTCATACCGGGTTGGTGGGAGAACTTCCAACCAATAACATTAGCTATGCTCATACTTGTATCTCCGTAATAGTTATTGAGGAAGCAGCCACTCCACCAAAGAGTCTTCCTGAACTGACCCCGTTAAATGTAGTTGTATTGGAGGTGTCCGAGCCAGCCCTAACCCTAAAAGTCGTGGCGGAGGTGGTTCCAGTAGTCATATAGTAACTAAAATTAATAGTTGCGTACGCATTAGCATTACTGTCCCAGCGGGATGTAGCAGCAAGGGCACCAGTGGTACTATCTTGAAATAATGCTGCAGTCAGAGAAATGGCAGCAGTAGAGGCTCCGAAAAATACCACATCAATCTTTAGTTTGTTAGTTGCTGACTTAGGTGTAATAGAGAGAGTCATGTACTCATCTCCCTCAGTTATTTGAGGGATTGAGTTATCGTCTGGCATAACTGTAGTACCAGTTGCTACAGCACCGTCTTGTACATTGACAACCTGCACCTGTCTTCCTGTCATAACTGCTGGTGTAAGGGCCTTAAATGTGTCTGTCCCTAGAAAGGCTTCTGCTTCTGTGGCAATAGGAGAAGAATATGAGACAATCACATCATCATAACTGGTAGTACCGGCATCTGCACTTCCCGATATTTCAACCTTAGCAAATTTAACATCACTGCCCGGAGTAGCAGTTAATATCTGTTCTGCCCAAGAAGTAGGAGCTGTAGTAGTTACATTATAGATTGTAGTAGAAGCTGTGGAAGCTGCTGCTTGTGCTGCGGTATACCATAACATCGTAACTGTTTGATTAACAGTAGCAGCAGATGCAATTAAAGAGAATCTAATTCCAATCTCTTTACTAGCCTGCACTTCAAAGAACCCACTAGTAGCTGTGCCTGCGCCAGAAGCACCCCCTACAAACTCTAAGGCACTGTCCCCATGGATAGTAGATGCTGTGTCTATCTGGATAGTAGAAGCACCTGTAATAGCTAGAGCCCACCCAGTGGGAGTACCATTATTACCTGTGTTAGTTTCAAAGGAGCCATTAGGGACTAAGTTATAAGCTCCTTCAGCGGTAGTTAATGCTGCCACTGTTCCCTGATTATCATCAGTGGATATAGCTACATCAGCACTATCTGTTATTACTATCTTATACAGACCATCATCATTCAACCATACAACAGCCTCACCATTACTATCCGCAATAACAGGATTAGTATTAGGAGTGGTTAGTGCTTGGTCAGAATAGGAGGCCTTATCTGTGGAAGTACCAGCTTCATAAGTATATATCTTAGCCCCAGAAGCTACCTGTGTAGAGGATAGCTGGAACACCTTCATACGGGGGTAATGCAAGTTTATAGCAGCCATTAACAAGCCCTCTTGATAATCGTATTATCCATTAACTTCTGTACCTATCTGGTTGGAAATAAATAGAACCAGATTCCTGATCCCATTCGTCTAGTTTATCTTTCATGGGTTTAAACTCATAGTATAGTTGCTTACGATCTTCATTAGGTAGTCCGTATATAACAGCCAATCTAATGGCTAGTCCATATTTTATAACTTCAAACCATTCTTGAGGGAACTCAAAGTCATCAGTTGCATCGTCCATATCATCTGTAGGTTTCTGATATAGTACCTCTAATGTGTACTCACCCACTTCTACAGAAGAAGGAGCAGGCCATATATAGAGATTACCATTAGTTAACTGTGGGTCATAGTAATAACTTACTGGTACACCTGTAGTAAGCTTAGGAGTTTGATCTTGATACTCATCTTGAGTAAGCTTAAATACTTCTACCTCACCTGCTGGACTAGAAGAATCTTTTCTCATAACCTTAAGTATCTTTAAAGGTCTGCCAGTAACGGTAGCTCCTCCAGGACCTAGGGTATACGAAGCAGTGTCTGCTATAAGTACCACACTAACTGATCGTCTTAACCAGAGCTGGAGACCGTCTGTCTGCCAAGCCTTCAACATCATGTTAAGAGTACGACTAGCTTCCTGTAATTCAGAATCAGTCATAGCCTCATCAGGTGCCTGAGCTCCTACCATAGATAGACTGTCGCGTATTAGTTGATCCCTATTTACAGAGAAGTCGGTGGAACCTGAGACTGCCATTTATATCTCCATCAAAGTATAATCTATAAGTATCCAAATAGTACCATTGTATTCAACAGTAACAACAGCATCTAAACTAGCGGGAATAGTTTGTAATCCCCCAACATCTAAAGTAAACGCAGCACCATCACTTCTGTATATAATAAAACGATTGCCCCACCTAGCCCCTGTTGTATCTAATGTAATTGTTCTATTTGCTGTTAAAGCTGTTCTATAATATTGTATATCATTATCAGAACCAACAGTAAGGGTAGTATCTGTATCTCCTACTGATACAGTCGTACCTTCAGTATCATCTGATCTAGTCCAAGCAACTGACTGATCATCTGGTCTACCTCTAAAGAAATCAGCTATGTGCCGTTCTTCGTAGTCTGCTTTGCATACTCTATGGTTATCCCAGCGTAGTAAGAGCTTAGATGCTTTAAACTTTCTACCACACACATCACATAATGCTGACCAATCACCACTCTTGTAGTAGTCTTTCTTCATCGCCTACCCCTACCTCGCCGCATAGCCCTACGTACATTCTGCGCTGCTAGCATTGAGTTGATCTTTGTAGGCTCTACTATAGTCTCTTCTGTCTTACCAGCGAAAGAACCATGAAGAGATCTTGGAATAGCTATAGAACCTAGTCGTGTGTATTGCGTACCTGAATACGCCATTGGCTACAGAACCACAAAAGTATCCGCAGCGGATGGTGCAGTAGTCAAGGTTGTTACAGTAATAGTGCCTGTAGCTCCAGTATAATCAGTAATATCTGTTGCTTGGTAAGCAGCAGCACCATCAATAAAGATTACAA